ACATTGATGATCTTCTAATTGCACAGAGTTTCATTGCTAACATTGATGAACTCAAGAATCATTATGACGTAAGAGCTACTTACGCTGATGAGTTAGGTAAGGCACTTGCTCGTACATACGATCAAAACGTAGCCAAGCAGATTGCAAACGCTTCCAGAGCTTCTACTAACCTTAGTGGTGGTAATGGCGGTCTTGTATTGACACTTGCTAATGGTAATACAGCTTCAGCAAACGTCACAGGTGATGAGATAGCAGCAGCTATTTATGACATTGCACAGACATTTGATGAGCGCGACATTCCTCCTACAGACAGATACTGCGTATTGCCCCCTGCCGAATATTATAAATTGGCCGAAAGTGCAACTAGGACAGTAGATGTCGACTTCAACCCACAGGGTAATGGTTCGTTTGCTTCTGGTAAGGTACAACAAGTTGCTGGCATACCAATTATGATGTCAAACAACGTACCTCAGAGTAACGTAGGATCTAACCCAAGTGGTGCGAACAACACTTACTCAGGTGACGATAGTAAAACTATTGGTCTTGTCTTCCACAAGTCTGCTGTTGGTACAGTAAAACTTATGGACATGACAACTG